GGTTTCTGTTGCCGGAGCATCGTAACGATAAACAGGCACTGATAAATTACCGTCAAGTAATTCAAACCATGCTTTTAATAATCTGTTTGTTACGTTTATCATATCGTTACTATCTGCGGCCTCGTTACATTTGAAGGTAACTCAACCTTTACTTTGCTAACCTGTGCAATCCTACTTTCAACATTGCGAACCATCTTCGGCCAAACTATATGCATCTGTTTGAAGAAAAACGGATGCGGGTTAACTCCATTCTTTAATATTGACATTGCAATAGGCCATGCTGCACTGTAATCTTCGGCAAACTGATTTATCTTATTACCCGTCCTTCGTCTTGTCTTTACGCTATACGTTCCTGTTATGCCTTTACGTTTTACCCACCTAACAATCATACGGAGCAACCCCATGAAATCGCCACCTTTATAACCTTTGAACTCAGCCGCTATTGCTTCGGTTCCTGGTATCGGTTGGTATTTGCCTTTAGTCCCAAACTCCATAAATGGAGCATAAAACTTTTGAGCAACGATTTCGTATTTCATTGGCCCTGCCGGGTAGTAAGTAATCGAACCTCGTAAAGCTCCTTGATCTGCCGGAGCATCTGTTTTAGCCAACTTAACCCATTCCTGTGACATGGTTTCAAGTTCACCTGAAACAATATCTGGTAACTCTTTAGACATAGATGCAAATTCAGCTTTCAACCCTGCCAGTCCTGTTACTTTGACTTTAAACATCACTCTTGCTTGTGCCGGTCAGTCGATAATAAAATTGCTTTTCATCAATCTGCCGAATTTCAGAAATTGTCCATGAACGACCAGAATAAATAACCTTCCAGTTGCAATTAGGGTGAAGATCGAACCTGAAACGAATTAAAAAGTCTTTCGTTTCGCCTAACTGTGTCTGTCCGTTCTGGTAAGCTCTGAACCCTGACGGGTTGCTGATCTCAGCCCACAAGTTTCGGGGTGTGCCTTTCGTTTCTTCCCAATTCCCTGCGGTTGATTGAGCCGAAGTGTATTGCACTAACTGAATTTGCCTACGGTTTCCTATCCCCATGACTTTACCCGGCGGTGCGGCCTCGCTATTGCGGCGGCTCTTTCTGGTGAACCAGCCTGTTCATCACCCCTATTTTCGTAAGCCCAGGCCAAATAAGCAAGGATTGAGTTTTCAACCCATTTAGGGAATTCAGTATAACCAACATCATACGTTGCTGTTAATTCGCAATCGTACTTTGTTTTGATCTTACTGCCTACCATAACGGGTTCAGCGTCATCAGCCCATGTAATCGTACCTACAACCGGCCCCGGCAATTCAATGTACCCTGCCTGATTTAAAAGAACTACTGTTAAAGTACGGGGAACAAGATAAAGACCTGTATATTTTTCAACCCACATTCGAGCCTCAGTAATCATACTCTCAATGAGTGTATCGTCAAAGTCAAATTCCTGTTCCCCGCTTTCATCACTGGTAAACCCTTCCAGACGTAGATAATTCTTCGCTTGCGTTAATGTTACCGGCTCGGTAATATCCCCGCTTTCAAAATCCTCATCTACGTTTATGATCTGGTTTACTAACATTAAGATTCATTTCCGAAATCGCCGTAAATGAAATAATTATCACCGTAGATTGGGAAAGCAATTCTTTCCTCAACTCTTACGGTAACTTTATTGTATCTCACATTCGTTGAATCTTCAAAGAAGAACTCAACCCTTGGAGCTTCCCTGGTAATCAGGTTGGCACCCATTACCCAATCACCTACGATAAACTTATCCAAAGTGCAGGCAGTTGACCTAAATACAGGTACTCCGCCAATTCTCATAACGCCATCTTCACCTACTACTACAATACCAGCCGGCATTGTATAATCACCGGAAGTTGCACCTTTGGTAAGGGCTAATCTCCAATAATCAGCAGGGTTTAACAGGATGCCGTTAGCTTCACGGTCGTAGCCTTCAAGCTGTGAAATAGCTTGAACTAATTGCTCAATGTCAATAGTAGCCGAACCAGATGCAGCGGTGAAATTACCGGCATCAGTAATACCAGAAATATTTGGGCTTGTGCCGTCACCATTCAGTAACTGGTCGTCCTCTTCTCTCAGTAATAATTCAGGCAAACGACTTTGTAAAAACGTAGTCATTCCCTGCACATCATCAAGCATTTTACGGCTGATTGAAAGGAAACCGGCAATGTACTGTGATGGACTGTCGACTTCCTGCAAAGAAAGGTCGAACTGGTTTTTCAATGCGCCTTCCAAAGCAGTTTCTGGCCCCTCGTCACCTGTCACTTCTTTTACATAAGTATAAGTGCTATTGCCCATTGACCCACCGCTAAGTAATTGGCGAATGTGCAATTTTCTCTTTGGCAGCTCAATAATACCAGGACGAAGCGTTGATACACTAACATCGGCGGTGCTGAATGAAGTTGCAAAGGTCATGTCTTCAACGGCCTTCAGTTCAAATGAAACTGACTGACCTTTCTTCATGTTACGAAGTTTATCTTCGTTTTCTTTTACACCTTCAAGCAAAGCCTCGTTAAACGATTTCTTTTGCTTTTTTACTTCCTTATCCGGGTTTTTCACAAAAGCATCAATAACCGGCTGATTTTTATCAGCAGCTTCTTTCAACTCTTTGATTGTGTTTTCAAGTTCTGCTACCTTTGGATCTGCTTTAGGGGCAGCTTCTTTCAAAGCCTTTAAATCTTCTGTAACAGTTTTTAACTGTGCTGTAATTTCATCCTTAGCTTTTTGCGTAAGGGTAGTTTCGAGGGAAGTTTTTAGCTCTGCTAATTTTACTTCCAAGTCTTTTAATTCCATAACTCGGTAGAGTTTTAAAGTGATTTAATAAAGTTGTCTATTGACTTTATCGCCTCTACCGGCTCAACTGATAATTCGGGTTGAGTGGATGATTCTGATTTATTGGTCAAATTTATAAATAATTGTTGTAATTGTTTGAAATAATATTCGAGATTATCAAATATTTCCTCGTTTTCGTACTTGCCGTTACGGATAGACTTAATAACGCTATCCATTTTTTTCGTCACACCTTCAATATCTAAAGCAGATTTTGACCGGGCAAGATCGTTGGCACCCCAGGTAACGGTTGAGCCTTCCCATAGTTTTATCTCAGTAATTTCCCGGTAGCCGCCCTTATCAGTTGACTTCACCGTTTGAAATCCTACACTATGCTCATCTACCACACCATCAGCATAAAGCTGAATTGCATCACGACCCCATGAAGTTTTTGATATAGTCGATTCAAAATATAAACCTTTAGCATCTTCACTTACTTTTAATGCTCCGTTCTTTACACCTGATAACGGTTGAAAAGGATCATGCTGATACAAGTGCTTTACTCTGTTGTAATTTTCTGAAAGGGTTTTTTTATAAGCCCCTTTTGTTATAACATCATTATCGCTATCCTTGTTTCCAAAGATGGAAAAATATCCTGTAACAATACCAGCCTTTTCATCAATGTCTTTTATTGATTCTGCACCGGCATTTACCCCTTTATATTCAAGTATGTTTTTCATGGCTATATGTTTTCAAAAATTGCGTTTAATATGTTTATAATTTCTTCGTCTTCTTTTTTCTGCCTGGTATAATCGTTTATATAAATAGGCCCGTAATCAGGTTTATATCTTGGTTTTCTTCGTCTTCCACCACCGCCGCCTGTTGGCGGGATGATTGGCACTACCAAACCTGCCGCCATATCCAAATTCAATATTAAAGTAAGCAGCATTTACCATTGGTTTAATATATCATTATCCTTCGTAAATTCGTTGCCGTTGATTGCAGACAATAAACCCACCTTACCAATGCTGCACTCGATAACTTTTTTACCCAAATTTTATTACCTAACAAAGCAGCACCGCCAAAATACCAATCACTTGTAAACGGAATGAATGTGTTATCCACTACTGAATATTTATAAAACCTTTGTGGTATCGCTGCCGTTCCTTCTTTTGCAATAATGATATTTTCGTAATCCCAAAAAGTGCTGTCCCCTGTTGCGAATGTTTGCAGTGCAGGTGAGTAAGTAACCGCTGTCCATGCCCCGGCACCTGCCGTTCCACCTGCTATATCATACCGGTCAAGAACCGCTGTACCACCTCTTAATGAATAAATATATCTGCCGTCTTTTATATCGGTAATGTCAGCCCAAACGGTATCACCTGTCTTGCCTACAAAGTCTGCACTCATACCTGCTATTGGTGCGCCTACCCTTGCGGTTGTCGGTGCAACTACCGCCCATGTATTACCTGAAATTGAATACTTGTACATTGTTACGGCATTGTTCCCCAAAACAAAGATTGCATTTTCATCGCCTTCAATCTTATAGGTACTTGTTGCATCGGGGTTGGTTGTCCATGATGCCACCGTTAAACTCGTTCCATCATTATCGGTTATCCTTCTTATTTGTCCAATACCTGTGCCTCCTGTAATCCTTACCTGTGAGTTAATCCACTGGTCAGCCGTCCATGCTTTTGTGCCATCCGTTAAAGTTGTTGCCCCGCCTGCTGATGCCGTTCCTGAATCGTAGAAGTCGGCTAATATAGCAGGTGTAACCATTCTGCCATCTGTTCCCCACGTTGCAGGTAATGTGGTTATTGATAAGTTACTCCAAGCTGCTGTTGCAATATCCCAGCGTTTAAAAGAACCTGTTGCCAGCGTTCCCGTGGCAAGTACAAAGAAGCTGCCTGATGAAATCCTGAATGTATCGGTATTAACCACTGCACCGGGGGCAGCATTAAATGTTATTATCGTTGTTCCTGCCCCGGCAGCAATTTCAATCGCTGTTATCGTTCTTCGTTGTCCTAAGTTAGCTGCCGTACCGGATAAAAATTCTATTTCAGCACCAACAACTAAGCCACTGATATTTGAAGTTCCCGCCGCCACATTCGCCGTTGTTGTACTTCCACCTGTTGCGGTAAACGTTACTGACCAGGGATGATAACAACCACAGGCTCCCGCCACAAATGTTCCTGCAAAAGCACCTGATGTTATTGGTAAATAATCATCGTTTAAATGGTCGTACAAATAATGAACCGTACCGGATAGCATATACAAAGCATATCTGGACAATCCTGATTGGTCTGCCGCTACAAACGAACCTGCTGCCGTTGCGGTAATTGCAGGCATCATTGTTTGCCATTCTTTACGATTTAAAAGCGGGACATTATTCTGAGCTTCTGCCATTTTTAAGGTGTTACGTTATTAATATTTGCAAGTGTTACTGTAAAATTATTTATATCATGTGCCATTTTAGATGCAGGGATACCAGTACCGAAATTGGTAATTGAACCAACTGATGTTACCCCTGTCAATGTACCCGTTACCGCCGTAGATTGTGATGATATTGGTGCAACCCTCAAAGCAGGTGCGCCGCTATTCATTGCTCCTGTTAATTGAGAAAGAAACTGAACTAAATAGTTATTCGTTTCAATCAAACTATTCAGCGTTGTAAGCAATGCCGTTTGTGAATCTTGTTTTGCCCCGGTTGCAAGCAAAGACGCATCAATTGCAACCGTCCCGCTTATTGGTACGGGAGTGGCTCTAAGTTGAGTATCCGTCAAAGGCTGCGATAATCCAGTATTAACCGTTCCTGAAACCGGAACAGGCACAGCCCTTAATTCGACATCGGTTAAAGCATCCGTTTGTTGATTTGCTGAAGTAGCAAGTCCGGCAGGTAAAGTAGTTACTGATACCTCTCCCGTAACTGGCAATGGGTTAGCGGCTGAAACCGGAGTAGCCACCCCATCACCCCCAAACTCAACCTTTACCATTTGATGCTGCACACCACCAATATCATCGGTGGCTATCGTTGCGCCTGAACTGGTGGGGGCGTTGAGTTGGACGTTATCTGCCATGTTATATTTCCTCTGATATTATTTCGGTTATCAATTTGTTTTCGTCCCTGGTTATCTTATGACTATATTTTTTCTTTACACTCAGTTTATTTCTCAGTTCTATTAAAATAGCAATCATTTCAGCTTTCATCAAATTTACCTGTTCAATTACTTCCGGGCTATCTGTTTCCAGCTTTATTTCAGGGCTATACTCCTTTGAGTTAATCAACCCAATTAAATCATCAATGCTTTTTTCGTCTGTTAGTTTTTTTTGTTCAATAAGTTTAGCTATTACGTTTTTAGTTTCATTCAAATCAATCCTAACATCATAACTCTTATCAATACTTACGTCTGTTATCCTTTCCTCAACTTCACCAACTCTTTTTAATATCTGCTCAGGGTTAAACCTGACTTCATTAATTAATGCCTTTAAATCTTCAGACACTTCTTTTGTATGAGAAATGACTTCCGAATAATCAGGCTTTAATTCTTTCCCTATTGTTATCATTGGGCCGGTATTTCTTTGACCCGGATATATTACTGCTGTTGTCTGCCTTTTTGGTATAAACTCACCATTTGCATCACGTTTATTCACATAT